CAATATGCGCCTGCAAGCAATCGCTGTAGTACATGCCCTCGTAGATAGCCGCGCTAGCTGCAGGGCGTGAGGCAGTCTCCGCACCTAGCTTATGCAAGGGAACGTGATAGCAGCGCGCAATATCTTCTACGGACCATTTAAGCTGTTCGATAAGCTGAGCATCAGTGCTAGTCATAGTCATAGACGAGTACGTAAGTCCACCAGCTAGGACAGCCACGCTGCCACTGCTAGTACCGGAGTTAGCTGCAGCCCAATTAGCCTTAGCCTTGTCCGCTTGCTCCTGAGACAATGCGCCCGGAGCGGTAAGCACACCAGAAGGGCGCGCGGCGTTACCAAAGAATGCAGCCGAATTAACCGCAATGTTGCTACCCATCGTAGCGGAGACCGCACACGCTACGAGCGGGGACACACCTACCAATGGATGCCAAGGACAGATACCGCGATCATGGATAATGTCACTGGCCGGAATTACTACAGCCTCTAGCGGGGACACTTGCAGCGGGGACATTGTGACTTGATAGAATATCGAGTCGTCCGGAGCAACCATCGGGATAACGTAGCGCGGATTAAGAATCTCCATAGCGATAACTGCGCCGATAGAATTCCGCGTCTTAAGAACGTATGTGTTACCCCAGAGCAACTTACTAGACAGCCACAGCTTAATGAATTGTTGGCGTGTCTGGTAGTGGTTCGGTTTGTTTAGTACTTTCGTGTAACGTGGTGCGGGAGACTCCTGCCAAACGGCGTCAATCTGCTTAACGTACTTGATACGAAGCTTGGAAATGTCGGACGAGATAAGGTCTACGCACGAAAACACGGGACCGGAGGCAAGCATCCCGTTCTGTCCTACTAGGCTCTTATTCTCCTGCCATGCTCCCGTGTATGGCTCACGTGCAAAAAGCCCGTCTCCACCAGGGAACATCGTAGCGGAGAGACCTACGCCTAGCGGAGTCTTACCGGGCTTTTTACGAAAGTACCCTTTTGTAATGCTATCGAGAAAGCCCATAGGTCTCCTTGTAGTTAGACTGATTTCTTAGGACGACCGGGACCGCGCTTAGGCTCGTCTTCCGTAAGTGATACTTCTTTTACCCAGCCCAGAGCGATAAGCGCTCTTGCATCCGTGGGGCTGTACTCTCTAAATTCTCCCGTGTGAAACACAGGGCTAAACTGAATGTCTTGCAGGGCTTGCACCCGAACTCTTTCGAACATAAGCCCTCCGGGCCAGTCAGTTAAACAGACGCTAGCGCCCAAACGCCAGCGGTGCGGACGTAGCGCTTACCGTCCATCGAATCAAGTGCAATGCTTCCGTCAACACCAACGGTATTAGCGGGAGCGCTACCCTTGAACTGCAGAACAATGAGGCCAACTTTTTGCGCGTTATACAACGGCAAGATATCGCGTGGTTTGAATGCCATAGGATTCCTAAAGAATTAGCCCGCAGTTACGCGGGCAATACTATTACGAGCCGTAGGCCGCACCAGTGATTTGAGCAGCAGCCAAGTTACGACGCTTAGCCCAGTTAATGAACTGACCGATACGGATAGCGACCAAACCATTTGGGAACATCGAGACCGGGGTAGACACTGCACCAGCCGGGTTGCTGTCCATAATGATCGAAGCCTCACGCGAGATATCGATCTGCGGGCCTGCATCTTCGCTAAGGAAGATTTCATCTTGCACCAGCAATTGAATAACCGTACCAGCAACGTTATTCGACGTGATGACCTTAAGGCCCATCAAGTAGCCGCCTTCCATCGTCAGGTTCGGGAAAGCGAGGACACCAAGGGGAGTAAGCATCGAGCCGATAGCCAACGCACGAGCAGGCGACATAACCAGCACAGCCGTTTGCAAGTTGTAGTTAGCAGCGATAGCCGGAGCCAGCAGGGCTTGAACGTCCTTACGGAGCGATTCATAATCCGTACCCGTAGCAGCGACAGCAGCAGCGCCGTTCATCATACCTGCAGGCGACACGTTAGCGACAGCAGCAGCAGCACCGAGGAACGTGGTATCAATGCCTTGTGCCGTAGCCTTAATCAAGTCAGCTTGCACGAGAGCTTCAGCAGCCGGATTCGAGAAGCGGATAATTTCATCCGAAAGAATCGACAGCGCGTAGACCTTGCTCCACGTCAGGAACACGGCGTTAAACGCAGCGGACGTAACCGGAGCGGGCGCAGCTTCACCAACCCAGCCCACCGATTGACCGCCAGTTTGGCCCGCGATACGAACGTTAAACGGAACCTTGCGCGCGGCGAGACGACCAACCACGGTTTGCGGGTACAGCAGTTCGATAAAGTCACCGCCATACGTTTCCGGGTACACCAAGTTACCGGCCCATGCCGCAACGGTCGTAGAGCCTGCAGCTACAGCAGCCTTAACGATGCCATTAACAACAGCGTCATCCTTGTAGTGCGCTTCTGCGAGCGACTTAGCCAGCGACAAATCGCCCTTGGCCTTAGCGAGAATCATCGCGGTACGCGTGAAAGCCGAACCCTTGGGCGCGTTGCTCTTGGTCGTGATAACCGGCTCAACAGTGGTAGTCGTAACGGTAGCCACTGCAACAGCTTGCGCAGCCATCGACTTTTCAACGGTCTTAAGGCGGGCCAATTCTGCAGCACCGTCCGTAAGTTCCTTTTCGAACGCGTTAAATTGCGTTACTTCTTCGTCCGTGAGGGCGGTATCGCCATTAACCGACTTCACAACGAGTTCGTTACGTGCGGTTTCAGCTTGTGCCAGACGTGCCGTAAGGGCTTTGATTTTTTCAGCGATAGACAATTTGTAGTCCTTAATATTTACGATACGAAAGGTCAAGCTTGACCAGACGCGGGGTTTTTACAACGGGTTGCACGGGGTTTTCGCCCGTTACTTCTGGTACTTCGGTTACTGGCGTAACCTCAGCGGCTTCGAGACTTTTGAACGCGGTAATTACTGCTTCCGGGTTGCACGGGATAGCCACAAGGGACAACTCATGCACGTCAGCTTTTGTAAAGCGAACGCCCATATCCTTCCCAAGCGCTTCGTATTCGCTGGGGATGAATCCGATAGAGACACCTTTGATAAGGCCGCTCTTTACGCTATGCCACGCCTCGTCTGTGCGCTGCTTAACTACGCCTTCCTCGTCTACCTTGGCAATCTTCGCCACGAACGGGAGACCCTTAGCCGTAGGTGCGCCGAACTGCACAGTACCTACCGGTTGCGAATGGTCGTGGTTGAGGAGTAAGGGTGCGTCTTGTGCGAAGGAGAGGCCCATAGGCTCTACTACGTCCTTAACGCGGTCCAATGCGGGCGTACTGGCAATGCCGGTAATCTCCCGCGCGTCTTCTGAGACGCTTTTGATAGTGATTGCGCTAAACGCGCGGTTAGTTTTCATTCGTTATCCTTAGTAGACCATGGGCTCACCCATATCCAAATCCGCCGCTGCGAGGTTGACCGCGCCAAACGCCATAGTTAGAGCAACCATCCCGTCAATACGGCCCGTGGACTTCTTCTTATCCAACTTTCTATTTCCTGCCGGGTCCATAATCACGATGGAGTTAGCCGCGCACATGGTTAGAACCGGGTTCATACCGTGGCATACGCTTTCATTCAGGAACACTTCCTCAACCACGCTCATAGCGGGAGCAAAAGATACGTAGCCTTGCCCAAAAGGCGCGAGGGGCAGTTTTCCGCCTTCCTTAGATGGTGTTACCGTGTCTACGCCCAGGTCGTGAAATTCCTTGTGCAGTACGTCAATGAACTTCATGTCGTACGCAATGGAATGTATGTTTAGCGGCGCGCAGATTTCAGTAATTTCGCGTGCCATCGTTTCGTAACTAATGACCTTGCCTGGAGTCGCACGTAAGAATCCCTGAGATGCCCATACGTCATATGGCGCGCGGTCAAGCTTCGCGCGGTCCCGTAGCGTATCTAGAGGCGTCCAGAAGTATGGCTGTACATGCCACTTGCCACGAACACGACCGATTAGCACAAGTGCTGTCAAGTCCGCTTTCATGGACAGGTCTAAGCCGCCATATACTTCCGTATCCTTATCGAACGGTGCGCAAGCGCCGCCGTTAGCTTCCCATGTACTCTTACTGATAAACGGGGAGAACAAGGATACGCGCTGGTTTAAGGCCAGGTTTCTAAACGAGCTTTCCGA